TATAAATCTCCTCCTGTTGCTGCAAATCCTACCGTAGAATCCACAGTTAAAACAGTGCTTCCTGCTGAAACTGCACCAATTACCTTAGTTGATGGCTGTACTTCAAAATTACCATAAATTGCCCCATCTACTCTAATATCTCTATTATAACCTGCATCTATACTAAGTTTATAAAAGGTTTGTCCATATCCAACATCAATTGGTTCCACTGAAGTGATTGGAGCATATGCTTTATTAATACTATCACTATAACTTTGTTGGAATAAGGTGGACTCTTTAAGGTCGTTAGGGTTTCCACTAATAGATTCCACTACAAGGTCGTTAGTGACCCTCCAGTGGGCGTTAGAGGGTGTGAATAGAAAGTCTCTGGGTCTAACTATACGTACATCTTCATTATATAATGCTTTAAATAAAATCTCAAAAGATTTATCACTACCTCTACTTAAATAAAAATCTTTAGCCTGTTTTATAAAAATATTTTGATCTAGATCACTATTAAACTCTCTACTCTCTAATCCAGGTGTAAGTTGTCTCTTTGCTTTTGTTAAAAATTCCTTTAAGAATAGATTACTTAAATTCGTAATCGTAGATCCTTTTTCATGAGTATCAATCTTAGTATTTTCAAAAACTAATTGATCCGTAGTTCCTTTTGCTTGATATGAAGTAACACCACTAAACCCTCTTATACATCCTGTAAACTTTGAATCTGTTTTTCCAGTATATGTAATAATTTCCGCATCAATTTTCAACAATCCATATGTTTCTGGGAATCCTTTTGTTCCATTAGGAGATTTTATTAAATCAACAGTAACTTCCTCTGCATTATAAGTTAATGCAGTATTTAAAACTACAGAATCAGTAAGATTGGTTAATTCACTAATTTTAATATATTGATCAATATTTTCAATCAGGTCAATAGGACCACTTTGATATTCCTGACCTTCGTAATATGTTTTTAAAAAATCCGCAACTAATGGAAACTCTTCCTGAACATAAGCAGGAAGTTGATTTTGAACAATGTTGCTAAACTTAACTCTATTTTGTGGCATTTTATGATCTTACTAAGTTCCCGTTGTGATAACTAGATGTTACGGTATAATTTGATGCTGCTGGATCTAATCCTGAAGCAATATTGTCAACAATCATTTCAAAATTACTGTTACTAATATCTAGTTGCAAATAAAGATCCTGTAATCCAACAACATCATTGGATTTAGGACATGCAGATATTTCTACAATTGTTTGTCCATCTTTTAATTTACCAGAAATGATATTAACAGGATTTAATGTAATAATACCACTCTTGTAATTAATAGTACCTACATTCCGTCTAATAATAGTTGGGGAAGTAGAATTAACTGAAGGAACGGTAAAGAAGAAAAGTGATCCTGTTTCTCCATTAGAATTTGGAATATCAGATAGGTAAAGATCCTGTGGTATTCCACTTATACGAAATGAGGTAGATTTAATATTATATCCACTCATACTCTTAATATAAAATTCATTACCAAACCCGATTTGGTACTCTGCAAAACTATTTAATGCTGCTCTCATATCCCTTCTCATTTGCAGAGTCGTAATATTGGATGTAATAGAAGCATCACTTTCATCAATTACTTTTAAGAACTTACTGTACTTAAATCTAGCACCATATCTATTTAATTCAGTTGATTCTGCATAACTTTCAGCATTTTGTTGAACTAAGGTAGAAACATATTCTCCCGAAGGTGCTAAATTAGTGTTATAATAGATTTTTGAGTCAACTTCTAAGTAAAGATATTTTAAATCAAGAATTTCTGGGACAATTCCTGCAACTGCATACTTTTTAAGCTTAGTTTTTATATTTTCCTTGACTAAATTAGGTAAAAAATCACCTGTTCGTGGTTTTATGGTAATAAAGACCTTTCCATACTGAGGTGGAATCATTTCTTCACCTCCAAAAACCGAAATTGACTCTGTTTCTGGATAAATTTTATTTGGAATCAAAGTTTCATAGTCATTTGCACTTACTGCTCGGTTTTGAGAGGCATAAATGCGTGGAGCAAACTTTTTAACTGACTCAACTGACTCAATTTCCTCTCCACCAGAGGATTGAAGGTCAGTAGTTATTAAAGAAACACCTGTAGAAACCGCATATGACTGTGAATTTCTAATATATGATAATCTTCCAGCAAAAGTAAATCTAGAAATGCCATTTGCAGCAGATCCACTTGAAATAATATAATCTGCAGTGATAAAATTACCTTCTTCTAACTTTTTACCAAAAATACCATCCCCAAAAAAGAGTTGATATCTCTCATCTTCTACTTCTTCTAGAAAATAAACTTTAGAATCGGATGTAATATCAAAAAGACTATCTTGAGCACTATATTTTGTCCCTGTATTAGCAAATGAGTTTCCTTTTACAGTTACAGTCATTAAAGAACTGTCAATTCCCGTATTTTGAAGGATAAATTTTTGATTTGGATTAATTGATGAGAAGGTAAATGAATTTGTTATTAAAGTGCCTTCATGAATTTTAATATTATTGAAACTTGCTGTAGTATTTCCTAAAGAATCCGTATTAACAGGTACTGTAATATCTTCTAATATAGAAAATATGTAAGAACTAGTTCCTACTGCACCTGCAGTTGCTGCTACTGGACCTTTACTTAGGGTTAGAGTAGCAGGAGCAGGAGTAGTACCAGTTAAAGTAACGAAAAAACTTATAGTTGCCGTTGATGCTGTTCTTGATCTAGGTAGATATCCAATATTTCGTGCCAGTGCAACTACATTTTCTCTTAAAGTTGCACTATCAATGAATACTTCATTCGTTACCATGTTGGCATTGTATGAAGTGATGTAGGTATTATATGCTAATACATCTAAAATAGATGATAAATTGGATCCTTCAAAGTCATAATCCGTAAAAGTGGAATTGGACTTAAGATAATCCCTAAGTGATATCTTGACCTCATCAAAATCGAGGTTGGAAAAATTTACTAACGGCATCTTATCGAGTTGATTGTAAGGCGAATTCCAAAGCTTGTGGAGGAACGTCTGCTCCTATAACTTCATAGGTAATAATAGTATCAAATGAAGCATTATCATTATCAGCAATTACTTGTACATCTATTAATTTTACTCTTGGTTCATAATTACTAATTGAAAATTCAATTTCTTCTTGAATTTGAGATGCTGTTATATCATCTACGTTCTCAAAAAGCAATCTGGATACATTAGATCCAAAATCAGGGTCAAAAAATTTCTCTCCAGGAGTAGTTAATACTATATTCCTTATAGAACGAGTAATGGCATTAACATTTTTAATCGCAATAAGGTCATTATTCAGTGGATTAGACTGAAATGACATACTAATATCTTTGAAACCTTGACTAACCCGTTCTAAAGGCATGAAATTTGAAAATATTTAGAATTATAACTTATTTATTAAGAATTTTTATGTAATTATTTGTGTTTGATCGTCATAATCGAGTCCTTCATAAAAATCACCATCTTCTAGGTTCTCATATAGGTCATTCTGCACCTTAGAATCACGTTTCTTTGGTGTTTGAACGTCATTTGCTATCTCTCGAAGCATTTTGTTTTCCATTTTTCCTCATTGACATTAAAAAAAGGACTCTAGGAGTCCTTTTTATTTATTTACCTTGACCTCTGCTCCTCTTTTTAGCCAAGTTACGAGAGGAAGCGGCATATTTAGTATGCTTTCCATTTCCTTGACGAGTTTTTTTCGGTCTTGCTTCAACAGTTACATCACCTGATGCACTATACATTCTTGGCATTTAACATCCCTCCGAATCGTGTGTAATTTCAACTTTATCTTCAATGATTCTATACTTAATCGAGTCACGCCCCGATAGTTCCATTAGAATCTCTTCAGACAGATACCATAGATCTTCTGATGACTTCTCTTTCATGTGGTGGTCTACCCACTCTTTGAGTGCATCCATGATCTTGTACCTATATTAAACGAGTTTTTTCGTGACCTACACGAATACGAGGATCGCACCAGATGTCCCAACCTTCATCAATAGCATCTAGACAGAATGATACGTCTTCGCCGCACATGTCTTGAACTGCACCTGACTCAAACTGTTGCATCTTAGGAGCAAACCAAGGATACTCAAGTTTCTCAAATACACCCTTCTTGATAAGAACCCAACCGAAACCAGTATAGTCTACTGTGAAAGGTTTCTTTCTTTTCGAGATACTTTCGACGGTTTCATGATTCATAACACCACCGTTCTTGCGGAAGTCATCTTCCTCTAACCAGTGTGCGACAGATGTAGTGCTACCATCTTCTGTGGCATACCATCCACCAGTGATAGAACGAGCATTGAGAAGTTCCTCATCAATACTTCCATCTTCCTTAACTGATTCAGCAGGAACTGCAAGATCGCATAACTGCCAGAACTTGTTAGAATCAAAGACTATATCGCTGTCAATCCAAAGTTGGTAATCATATTTAAGTTTTCCATCCCAAGGTATTTGATCAGGACCTCTGAGAACATTTGCTCCAAGACACTTACATCTTGCGAAGTTAACCATTGAGGAATAGTCCTGTGAGATTTGGATGGACATTCCATTTTGAACCATGTCAAAGCATAACTGCACAAAATTCTTCAAGAAGGTGAAAGAACATCCACGTCCTGGAAGACAGAATACAATTGTCTTTCCTTTCATTCTTGCTTTAATTGCGTCAATATCCCACTCCTCTTTCTTCTTTGGTTTTGGAGCATTGGCTTTGACTGTAAATCCTTTTGCCATAGTGTTTTGTAATTACTCCTTAATTATAGAGTAATTATATGTATATGTCAATCCATAAAAAAAGAGGGTGTTGTAAACCCTCCCCTAATAACTATCGCTTCCCTCTGGTTCTTTCCAAGTTAACGTACCGCCCCCTTGACCAATTCCTGCGGGGCATTTCTCATATGATAAATCTTCTTCTTTATATGCAGTGGTCATTAAACCAACCATTCCTCTTAATGATGCCCATGTCTGCTTAAACTGCGTTTCATTCAAACTATTATAAACACATTCTCCTTTAATGTATATGTGATATATCTCTTGATCTCCTGTAATGTTTGCAGTGTATCCTGACATATTTTTCAACTGGGGATTTTTTTATATATGAAACCTAATAAAGGTCAAAAAAATTTTCGGCGATTTTTATATATACATCTCGTTTGGGAACCTTTGTAGGTTAGGGTAGTTTGCTTTTTTTAAAACGGGGCAACGCAAAACGCAACGCTAACACATAAGGGGCATAATAACTGTCATATAACTGTCATAAACTAATCATAACATGCATCGAGGTTTGTGTCAATAACTGTGTAAACCCTAAGTAACATTTAAGACTGTAAGATTGGGTGAGAAAACTAACAGTAACTCACCCTTACAGTTTGTGTTACTTATAGGTAGGTATCTGCACCCTCGGCGATATCATCTAAGACTGCCAAGATTTCATTACCATTGTTTGCACTATCTAACAGAAATTCCGCAAAGGTTTCTGATACAAACTGTGCATTACTGTTTGCCATAATTAAGATCCTAATTTGAATGTGTTTGTTATACTATAGGTACACTTTATTCAAGACCCCTTAATATTACCAACTGACGGGATTTGACATGTCTTCGATATAACTTTCTACGCTCTCATTGTCCTCTAATTGTAATACTTTATCCCAGTTAATATGCTGTGGATTAAAGTCATCAAGCACGTCTAATTCCAGTGTTATTCTATACTTAGT